TTGCAATAATGGCTGATTTAAATTTACCACAAATTAATGTGTATGATATAGCTCAAAAATATGGTGCTGACCCATTTGCAGAATTTACTAAAATGCCTTCTGGATTTAAAAAACCATGGGAAGGAAAAGAGTTATCTCCTAAAAACAAACAAAATATGATTGAATATGAGTTAAAAAGAGGAAATAAAAGATTAGAAGATATATCTCAACTTATTTCTGAATATAACGAACCACTAAATGATATGTATCGTTTTTTGGAGTTAAATAAAGAGTTAACTATTCCATCAGGCTGGGTATCAAAACCAATACCTAATTGGGTAAATACAATTCGTCAAGAAATGGGTTCTCTTGAGGCTAAATTAACACCTAGACAAAGACCTCCGGGTTCTGGTACAACATCTGATAGAGATATTGCTTTGTATAGAGAATCTACTGTTGGTGTAGGTAAATCAGAAGAAGCCAACACAAACATTGTTGCTGGAGTTCAAAAACGTGCAGACAAAGCGGTTGCTAAACAAGAGTTTTTTAACCGTTATTTATCTACTAATAAAACACTTGCAGGTGCAGAAGCAGCTTGGGCAAAAAACCAAGATGCTATTATGAAAATAATGTATGGTCCGAAAGGAACTAAAGCTACATTCTTCCAAGAAACACAAGAAGCACCAATTCCACCAATAATAAAAAAATATTTAGACATGGATAAACAATAGGAATAAATATGGCAAACGGAGTAACAGGTTATAAATACCAAGATGTAATAAGAGCATTAGAAAATGCTGACGCTTCTGGTAACACAGAAGATGCAGCAGAACTTGCTAAAATTGCAAATACTTTATATACAGAAGGGCAAGCTCCTAAAAGTTACACATGGAGTCAAGTTCCAGTCAATGCCTTATTAAACTTTTTACCTAATATGGGTGAGTTTTATTTTAATCTTGGCAAAATGGCATTAAACCCACAAGACACAATTCCAGCATTTGCAGATTTAACATCAGCTGTAACAAACGACCTAATTAAACAAGTTAGCCCAAAGACACATGAAAAATTAGTTGAATTAGAACAGTCAATATATGATAAAAATCCTAAACTGTTTAATGCTGTAACAGGTGGAAAAACACCAGAGCAACTTCAAAAAGGTTATCAACAACAAATATCAGATATTGATTATATGGTTAAAGAAAATCTTTTAACTGAGGAAGGTTTAAAAAGAACATTAGCTGAAAAACCATTTGATGTTTTAAGTGTGCTTTCACCTAAAACAGCTATAAAAGCAACAGAAGTGGTTGGTAAAGGATTTCAAAAAGCAGGGACTAAAGCATTAGACACATCTGAAAAATTTTCTAAATACTTAATGCAATCCGCATTAAAACCAAAAGAAAAACAAATCATGACTGGTCAATCAGATACTGCTGTTAAAGTTTTATTAGAAAATAATATTCCACTAAATTCAAAAGGTGTTGAAATATTAAAAGGTAAAATTGATGATTTAAATGACAAAATTACACAAAAAGTAAAAACATCAGAAATTCCAGTTAATAAATCAGAAGTGATTAAAATATTAGAAGAAGTAAGAAAAAAATATTCTAATCAAGCTAACCCTGTTGATGATTTAGCCGCTATTGACAAAGTAGAAACAAACTTTATTAATTCACACCCAGACATATTAACAGCAGAAGCAGCAAATAAAATTAAATCAGGAACTTACAAAGCTGTTGGTGAACGTGCTTATGGCGAAAGTAAGACCGCTGCAATTGAGGCTGAGAAAGCATTGGCTAGAGGACTTAAAGAACAAGTTGAAAAAGTGGATATTGATGTTGCACCTATTAATGCCGAACAAAAAGCATTAATTGATACATTAAAATTAACAGAGCAAAGAGTTCTTAAAGATTCAAATAGAGATGTCATTGGTATTGCTCAAGCTAATCCAACTCCAGAGTCAATTGCTGCTGTTGTGTTAGAAAGAGCACCATTAAAATCTCTTATTTCTAAATATTTATATCGTGGTCAAAAAGCATTAAGAGACCCAAGATTAAATGCAGGTTTTCAATCTATACTAGGACCAGTGCAAACAACACCAACATTTATGGGTGGTGGTTTTGGCGGCATATTACAACCTGATGAAAGATATACAGATATTAATTTTTTAACCGGCAAATACCCAAGATAAAAAGAAAGGATTCTGATGGAGAAGGTTCAAGAAACAGTAGCAGTTCACTCGGCAGAAATTGACCATATGAAAAAAGACATAGACCATATTATGAATAAAGTCGACAAAATGGATACTTCTATAGACGAAATTAAATCTACATTAGATGAATTTAAAGGTGGTAAAAGAGTAGCAATGTGGCTGTTTAGTGCAATCGCAACTGTTATTGCATTTATTGTAGGAAAGTTCTTTCAATAATGGATAAAGTAACTGCGGTTATTGTATCTTGTTTGTTAGTTATTTTATTTTGGGTTCATAATGCGTTTTCTGCGGACACTACTATTAAATATTCTGGGATGCCTGTCCCATCTGCTATGTCTCCTAGCATTAGTGCTTTTTCTAATGATATGTGTAAGTCTGGTGTATCAGGGGGTGCAAATACAGGAGTTATTTCTATTAGTGGCGGAGCTACTATAACAGACGAAAATTGTGAGCGAATTAAACTTGCTAAGGTAATGAATGATTTAGGATTAAAAGTTGCTGCTGTTGGCATTTTATGCCAAGATGAGCGTGTATTCGAGGCAATGTTACAAGCTGGCTCTGCCTGCCCTATAAAAGGTGCTATCGGTGATGCTGCTGAAAGAGCATGGTATGAACTTAAACCAGAAGTATTTGTGAGGTTATATGGCAAGGATTACGAGCCTCCTACTGTTACTTATCCTATGGAGTAATGTATATGCGTGGAGTTGTTACTACAATCAAACAGAAGATGGCTGGTATCTTGAAGACAGTATGGTATGTGATGGTATCGAAGTTAGCGTGGCTATTGAGAACCATTATTGTGAATGGCACAGACCTGATGACCCTTATTGTACGCAGTTCCAAGAACCTATTTGCGTGGATAGTATCGAATATCAAACGCTATCTTGTCCCCCAAATTATAGTGGAGGAATACAACAAAGTAGAACCTATGTTTGCAAACAAGCAAGCTGGACAGATTGGACGACTACTTCTGATAACTGTACCCCTAACCCTCCTACTTGTATTGCTTCATTTGATTCTAGGACTCTGGCGTGTGCTAGTGGCTATGAAGGACAAATTACTGAAACGAGGATAAGTTCATGCCCAAATCCATATGGGACAGAAGTATGGAGCGATTGGTCAGAATCGCAAAACTCATGCACTCAAAGCACCACAGACCCAGTAAGTCCAATATCAGTGACAAGTCCTACAAACCCTGTGTCTCCCACAACCATAGAATCTGCAATTGCACCGACAATAGATGTACCGCAGACGAGTAATCCTGCTGAGCCAACTATAGAATCAGTCGTCCAAGAAGAACTTAGTGAAACGAGTGATAAGGTCGAGAGCAGCACTAGCAATGAGACTCAAAGCACCAAAGAAGTAAAACAAGATAAACAAGATGGGGACAAAAAACAGTCTAAAGATAATGTAGACAATGTCGTTGATAATCGCAAAGAGATTGTTCATGGATTTGGTCTTGTCCTTTCGTTAGAAATTTTAAATAAACCAATGGAGTTTTACCAACCTCCATTAGAAGACCTATTTTCTATTATACAGGAGTTCCCAATAAATGCAGATACCAGAGAGTTTCAACTTGACCTTCTCAAAAGGAACGATATCGAAGATTATTATTATTCTCTTTCCGATAGTTCTTGGGAGCGGATACGCAGGAGTGACATTTTACAATAAGATGTTAAAGACTATTGAAGCAACTGGTAAGTTCAGAGTTATTGAGGACAATATCAATACACTACAATTAACTGTCGATGCAATAAAAGAAAGACAGTTGGAAGGACTCAATACCAATGTTAGGCTACAAGAAAAAGTTGCTGATGCGTATGTGCTTGCAAAAGAAAGCAATGCAGTCGCTTTATCAACACAAAGAGAACTTAAAGCAACTACAGAAGCAACCAAGTCAGAAGTAGAGACAATGATTAGGTCAGTTGAAGATAAACTTGATGTCATTAAACGTGCTACTACTAACCCATTAGATAGAAGATGAAAATAGACATACAGACAGTCAAGGCAGTATATCAAATGCTAGTCTCAACTGCTGTATTACGAGACTTAGGATTACCACCTGTATCAGAAGTAGAGTTTGAGTTACTTCTTGTAGAAGATAAAGTAATGGCTACATATACACCAGACCCTGATACAATAGGTATATGCCCTGAAAGACACCGGTTTCTTTCTAGCTTAATTAAGTCAATGACGCACGAAATTATACATATGGCTAATTACTATTATGGTAAGTCATATATAAGACATGACAAGCATTTTAAATATTTACGCACTATGCTTGCAGAAGAATTTGGCTTTGATGAAAATGAAATATAAGGAGCATTTATGTTAGCATCATTAATTGGACCAGTTGTTGGTTTATTAGATAAGTTTATTGAAGATAAAGACCAAAAGAATAAGTTAGCCCATGAGATAGCCACAATGGCACAAAAACACGCACATGAAGCTAATATGGGTCAAATAGATATAAATAAAAATGAAGCTAATCATCGTAGTATATGGGTTGCAGGTTGGCGACCAGCTTGCGGTTGGATATGTGCCGCAGCATTAGGCTGGCATTTTATATTACAGCCTATTGTATTATTTTTAGCAGCTGTGTTTAATATTGTATTACCTGTGCCATCATTTGATATGGGTTCATTAATGACTGTATTAATGGGTATGTTAGGATTAGGCGGACTAAGAACTTTTGAAAAACAAAAAGGTGTTACTAAGTGAAAATAACAAAACATTTTAATTTAGAAGAATTAACACATTCTGAAACGGCAACTAGGTTAGATATTGACCAAACCCCATCAGCAGAAGTTCTTGATAATTTATTTTTTTTAGCAGGAAAATTAGAAGATGTTAGAAATTTACTTGGACATCCTATGCTCATTAGCAGTGGGTATCGTTCTTTACCTCTTAATCGTCATCTTGGAAGTAAAGACACCTCAGCACACGTCAAGGGATTAGCTGTAGACTTTATCTCTCCCAGCTACGGTAACCCTGAAAGTATTGTAAAAGCTATATTTAATTCTAATATTGAATATGACCAATTAATCCTTGAATATGATAGATGGGTGCATTTAGCTTTTGCACAAAACAATCCTAGAAACCAATCGTTAATCATTGACAGAAAGGGAGTAAGACCCTTTGAAGATTTTATTTCTTGATATTGAAACTAAAGCAACTGTTATAAAGGCATGGGGTCTTTATGATATTACTGCAAGTTTAAATCAAATTATTAGTCGTGGCACTGTTATATGCTGGGCAGCTAAATGGCATGATTCCAAAGACATTATATTTGATGCTGATTGGATATCATCTCACAAACGTATGATTAAACATATTCATAAACTCATTGATGAAGCTGACGTGGTATGTCACTATAATGGTCAAGCCTTTGATATGAAAGAGTTAAACAGGCAATTTTTGCTTGAGGGTTTAGCACCGCCTAGCCCATATAAACAGCTTGATTTATTAAAAGTGATTAAACGTAACTTTAGATTTATATCTAATAAACTTGACAATGTTAGTCAGGAATTAGGCATTGGTTCAAAAGTAAAACACGCAGGCATGGACTTATGGAATGATGTTGAAAAGAAAGATGCTAATGCTAGAAAATTAATGCAAAAATATAACGAACAAGATACACTTCTTCTAGAAAAGTTGTATAATAAATTGTTACCATGGTTGGGTGGGTTCATCAACCACAACTCCTATACCTCCTTAGTGGTCTGCCCGACCTGTGGTAGCAATCATCTCAATAAACGTGGATTCCAAAAATCTAATACAAGAACTTATCAAAGATGGAGATGTATGTCATGCGGTTCGTGGTCACGAAGCAACAGTTCGATAAAATCAGAGACAAAGTCAAACTCGGTTATCAGCATAAGGTAGAAACAATGGAAATAAATGAAATAGCAGAGCGTATCATTGGCAAAGAAATAGTCAATGTTGACGTGACTTATGGTGAGGATACATTAACTATTTATTTCAATGACGGAAGTGTTCTTGAAATAATTGTAGACAGTATTTATTTAGATTCTTTTGACTATGATGATTGAACGTGAGAAGCCCACTTTTGTATCAAGGCTTTTAAATCATTTATGCCAGTCCCTACCAATTTTAGTGTATTGTCTTGCACTTTATATATTTTATCGACTACTGTACCTTGCCAGTTTGATATACCATATATAATTAATACAATAAATTTAGGTTCTTTTGATAATGCTTTTAATGCTATCTTTTGACCTTCTGATATTTTTTCATTAGCAGCTTTCCATTCACCTATTAAAAAATGACCATTTATTTCATATAGCATATCTATATTAACAGGTAATGCTTTTGGTTTGTTTTTAATAATACCTCTTAAAAAGCCAAAATCAACGTGTTCAGCTTCAGGGTTGTTCATTCCCAATGTCATCTATACCTCCTATTTTATTATCAGGATATATATTATAAAATTTATTTTTTATTTCGTGATACATCTCAACTCTAATATTATTTTCTTCTTTAAAAAACTGAATAGTGAACCATTCACCCTCAATCGCTATTCTTTTTGTTATCATTTAATCTCCACAAAAACATGGTATTGCTTCTTCATCTGTATCAAACATATCTTGTTGAGACAAAGCAAACTGTTTTAGTTTTTCATAACTAGGTCTGTCTTTACGAAACCTAGCACCATCATTTTTCATTGTATCATTTTGTTCTGCATACTTTTCAACTTCAATCCACCAATCTGCTCTGCTTGGTTTTTCTTTAATTAAACTGACAATTTGATGAACAGGTTTTAAAAAACATAAATCACAATTTCCGTGCATTGTAGTTCCATTCATATTAGGTAAACCTAAATCAAAATCTTGTTCATTCCAAAACTTACTGACATCATGCTTAGTAACACCATCTGCAAATAGTGGTACTCTTTCTATATCTACTTTAGCTGCTCGTCTAGGTTCATCTGCACGAATACCCATCCAATCCATATTTTCATTATGCTCCCATCCTAATGACTTTACATAATTATGTATTGTTCTTATTTTAAGTTTAGCAGTGCAAGTTCTAGCTACAGGATTAGGCAAGTTAGGTGAGTTTTGTAATAACTCAAAAAATGGCTCACCATTACGAGATGCTGTATCAAAGTCAACTACTTTAAATCTTTGACTTGGTTCTTCATGCCATACATATTCTAGCCATGTTATTGGCACATTCCATTTATCAATACAGTCTTTAACAAATTGCAATGTAGCTTCTTCTTCTTTGCCTGTATTTGCAAAACATACAATAGCATCATCTGGTAATCCATCATTAGATTGTAGAATACGCCATAGCATATAAGCAGATGTACGACCACCACTAAAGCTAATTACTGTGGGTTCTTTGATTTTAAATGGGTCTTGCATATTCCATGTCCTTCAAAAGTTCGACCACACCACCATTTCTTCTTGTCATATGTGTTTGCAGGCTGTTTACACTTGTGGCACACCTGCCCTTGAACTTTAATCCTCGTCATGCAGTGGGTCTTCAATCCACTCATCAGTTACAGGTGATGACATTTCTTTTTTCTTTTCTTTTTCCAACTTTTTAATGTTTTCAGTTGCAAAGGTTATTATCTTTTTTAAAGTTTCAATTTTGCCATCAATGCTTGGGTCTTTTCTACCATAACGAACTGCATATTTAATTATACTTCCATGATTAACAGCTTCAGTGCCACAGATATGACCAATGCAATCATCAAGCAAGTCTTGTAGCTCATACCCATCTCTAATTACATAATAACTAGGATATTTTGTAATTTCTTCACTCATGATTTTTCCTCAATAATTAACATACCTTTTTCATAATCACAGGAGAACTTTTTAACTCTTGTATATACAGTTCCTTCACCTGCAACCTGTGCCAATAATCTGCCTTTATGGCAAACTAATTGACTATGTTCTAGCGGCTGAGATATATAATATTGCATACATATTCCAACAACTAAAAATAGCATAATAAATCCTACCATATAAATCAAGATTTTACGTAGCATTTTATAATCCCTCCTTGTTAATAAATTGTAACAGAAAGCGTATAATTACATTAAATCTAAAAGAAAGGAGATTCACTATGTGGACAACACCAGCTGCTACTGAAATGAGATTTGGTTTTGAAGTAACAATGTACGTTAACAACAAGTAATTTCTCATAAAGATTCGGATAATCCTACCAAGGAATATCCGAGTCTATATCATCACCCTCAACAGCCGGAGCAACTCTTGCTGCTTTACTGTTATCAGGCTTCCAATTATCAACTTCTGCATACCAATTACCTGAACGACCAACTAATACATTAAAATTAATCCATTCATCAGGTTTTGATTGCAACCATTGAATCATATTTTGTTTATTAATGCTACCTGATGCTTTTACAAACTCAGGTGCTTTTTCTCTTGGTGCTTTAATACTTAAACCATTCACAAATTCTTTATCTTGTGCCATATTATATTTCCTTCAATTGTTTAATCATATCCTCAACTTCACTGAGGAACTCTTTTATTTTTACTTCTAACATTTCAATATATTCGTCATCCCTTTCAACTCGAACAACAATTAATTGTAATCTAGGTTCAAAATTTGGGTTATAAGAAATGAAGTCACACCATTGACGTTTCGTAGATGCTAACTGAAATTGTACTTGTGGCTTGTACTTTAATGGCAATCTTCTTTCTAATAAATTAGTTGTATGCGTAGTTTCTATTGGGCATTTAATTTCAATAATACCATTATCACCAACTAAACCGTCAGGGCTTGCACCTGCCATGTTAATTGTAGGATGGTCTATAAAGCCAACTTCCTCTACTTTTTTTTCTATTAAATGCTCATATATTTCACGAGCCATAGGTTCTCTATCTATACCATCTTGCATAGCTTGATTAAAAAAGGTATCTACTTTTTTATTGGTAAGGCGTTCAGTTGCGAGTTGTAATTTGTATTTAGCCCTAGCAGTAGATTCTTGTCCTTTTCTAGTTGCTATAACGTCTGCTACTCGGCTGGCTGTCACCTTCCCAAGCCGAGCTGCAAACCATTCGTCTGTGCGTTGTTCCATTAGAAAGGGTCTTGACCTTGTTGTTTAATTGCATTGGCAACTTCATCAGCACTCGCTACTGACGTATCAAGACCAATATTCATACACCCCAAGCATCTTCCAATTGCCGAGGTTTCACAGTTTTCAAGGTAACTTGTCCGATTGATGTAAGAACTACCTTCCTTTTCATAAGCATGACCGGTAGCACGTATTTGACCATCAATGATTGCCATGGCTTTCATTACACAAACACCGTCATTATTGGATAATAATTCAGTAACAATAGAGCCGCTAGGATACATTTCTCTAAATGCTTTAATACGCTCATTCACTTCAACGTATTCTTTACCTTTAATATTTACAGTTTTTAACTTAGGTGTAACAGTTTTAACTTTATTTTCTTTCATCTGTTGCTCTTCCTCTTGTTGTAATTTAGCTAGAGCTGCGTCATTGTCTGCACGCAAATCCTCTGTCATGTCTTGAATTGTATTAATTAGATTATCCATAATGCTATACCCCCTAATAATATTAATAAAAAGAATATAAGTCTATCAAACCTCTCTTTACGTTTGTTAGCTTTTTCTATTTGTGACCAGTGATTCCATTCTTCCATGATTATACTCCTAATAAATAATCAATATATGATTCTGCATCAGATTCATTTTTAAATGATTCTAAATACATATTGTTTTCAAAGACCATATAAACATCTTTATCTTGGTCGTGTTCAATTTTATATTCGGCACGAGGTCTAGATTCTAACCAACCATCGTAATCCTGAAGCCAGCTGTCGTAATTCAATTCCATTCTCCTTTTTCAATGTCTTTTGTATTTCTTAACACATCTTTAACAGAGCTTCCCAAAACTGTGCTAGTTCCATACCATACATACCCCTCTGCTAAATAAAGAAAATATTGATTACCGTCTTTTTGCCAACGAAGTTTATCATCAAATCTTTTATCATTTGATACAAGATTATCTAATAATTTGCTCATGATTGCCTCCTTTTAAGTTAACCACATCTTTATTATTGCTCTGTTTTATAAAAATGTAAAGCATTTTTTATGCAATTGCATTAATATTTTATTTAGTATATTATATGCTCAATTATGGGAAAAGTAACCGAACATGATGCACAGGTCGCATTAATCAAGTGGTTTAGGATTAAGTATAAAGATATATCAAACTGCTTATTTGCTATACCAAATGGCGGTTTAAGGCATTATAAAGTGGCATTAAAATTAAAGCGTGAAGGTGTATTAGCCGGTGTATCTGATTTGTTTTTAATGATACCTAAAGATAAGTGGCATGGGTGTTTTATAGAAATGAAAATAGAAAAAGGCAGGCTAAGTGATAAACAAAAAGATTTTTTAGATGCTGCTCAAGAACAAGGTTACTTTACTATTGTTGGATATGGGTTTTTAGATGCTTCAAAAAAAATTGAAGATTATTTAAAATTAGAATAAACTGTATTTTTAAGGAGGTTTAATGCACTACTACACACATAACATTGGAGACTACAGAAGAGATACTAACCATTTATCTTTATTAGAACATGGTATATATCGACAACTGTTAGACCAATATTATTTAAACGAAAAACCTATCGCAAAAGATTTAGATAAGATTATGCGATATTTATCTATTAAAACCGAGGAAGAAAAAGATGCACTTGCCCATGTATTGCAGGATTTCTTTAATGAAACTAAAGACGGTTATGTTCATAAGCGGTGTGAAATTGCGATTCAGGAATATCAGGATAAAAGTGAAAAGTTATCTAATGCGGCTAAAGCAAGATGGTCTAAAATAAGCAAATGCAATGCAAATGCAGTAACAACCAATAACCATAAACCAATAACCATTAACCAAGAACCAAAAACCAAGAAACCAATATTACATGGTATGTATATAAATAGAGAAGGTACAAATATGGTTGACTTAAATCCAGATTACCCACATCATAAAGACGTGTTTTCTTTTATGCACTTATTCTGGAAGAAATATCCACGCAAGGTTGGTAAAACAACTGCATTAAAAGCATGGATGAAAAAGCTACCAGATATTAATGCGGTAATGAAAGCATTAGATTGGCAAATTGATAGCAGTCAATGGAAAAAAGGTTTTATACCTAATCCTGCGACTTATATAAACCAAGAGCGATGGCTTGATGAACCAGAGGAGATTAATTTCTAATGAACGATAATGATAAAGTAGCATTTAAAAGAATGATAGATTCCGTATTAGCTTTATATGGAAAAGCATCACCGGATTCAGACACTATGAAAATATGGTGGGCAAAATTAAAACACATTGAGTTTAATGTATTAACTAAAGCATTTAATATGTATGTCGAGAAATATAAAATAATGCCTAACCCATCAACAATATTAGATTTGTGTAAAAACTTTTCAAATCAATCAAAACCATTTATGATTGCTAAACCAAAAGCAACACGTAGTGAAGATAGTGCTGAAAGGTTTAAACAAATGCTAAAAGATTTTGCTGAGAAACCTAAACCTGCACCTAAGGATTGGGCAAAGAAAATATTAGATAATCGTAGCAAATATCCTGATATATCTATTCAATATGCAAAGGAAGCACTTCATGTTGTTGACTAAGGAATATATTGTATTGGACGAGTTTGGTGACCCATTACGTGTATTTACTAATAATAAAGCAGCTAAACAGTTTGTAGAAAATAAACCTAATTGTAAAATAATTAAGGTGCAACTTGATACAAATGATTTTGGCGAAATACCATTTTAGGAGGTTGTATGAATAAAATATTTAATAAATGGATTGACAAATGCCCAACAGATTTTACCGTCATTACTGTGAATGGTCGTGAGGCATATTTATTTGGTAAAAATACTGATTTAGTTGTAGATATAAAAACTAAAGATGAAAGTAAATTTATATTTGTGGAGGATAATCATGACGCAATTTAAAACAATCACAGACGATGAATATGATAAATATAAAAGTTTGTTAAACAATTATAAAGATGAAAGAGAAATGCTAAAAAAAAATTATCATACTAAAAGTAAAGCATTGACATCTAAAATTTATGAAATAGAACACATCATTACTAAAGAAGATGGCATTAGAAATAAACGTGGTAAATATTGGGTTGATTATAAAGCAAGTGAAATATTTAAAGAGTATGAATCTGGAATGTCGATTGAAAATATTGTAAATAAATTTGAAACCACAAAAGAATCTATTAGAAATGTTATTGAAAGAAAATATAGACATATTAATAGAATGAAATTGCGTAATTATTTTATAAAAACAAATGGTGTTATTAATGATGGTTTAGAAATTGAGGTTTTATTTTATTGGAATATTTTAACTGCTAATAAATATAAAAATAAAGGAATTTATACTCTTGCTGATTTTTATAAAAACATAAAAAATTTAACTAAACATGAAATAAAAAAAATTGAATCTCAAATTGAAAGTGCTAAACACACTTTTGAATATTGGGAAAGACAAAAACAAAAAGAATGGAGATACAATGGGTAAAGGAAGTTCACCTAGACCTTTTACGGATAAAGCTAAATTTGAAGAAGAGTTTGACCGTATATTTGGTAAAAAGGATAAGAATGAAAACTTGGAATCTAACAAAGCAAAACTTACCGAATCTAATAAAAAAACTAAATGAATTAGATTTTACTAAACGCTGGAAGGTTGTTTATTATGAGCAATCTGAAAAGCGTAGTAATGAGCAA